GGCGGCCACGTCGGGACCCATGATGGCGTAGCCAGGATCGTTGGACAGCTGGACGATACCGCCAGACTGAATGCGGTTGCCGGTGCTGGTAAGCGAGGTGTCGAGCGTCGATGTCGACAAAACCTGATGGAAGAAGCTGGTTCCCGTTCCGACGCCGCTCTGCTGGCGGGCATTGGTGACGATCCGCTTGTACAGCTTCTCGGCGTCGGGAAGGTGGCTGATCCGACGCCACACCTCGGACTTGGTGAGGAACATCGTCTCCAGGATGGCTTCCTGGTCGTCCAGATTGTTGATCGTCTCGTTGTAGACGCCGAGATTCCACGGCATCACCAGACGCCCGGTCACGCCGTTGAAGGTTTCGTTCTGGCAGATGAACGCCGCCCCGTATTGCAGGGCCGGCGGGACCGCCGAGGCGAAGATCATATCGATGTCGTGGCGCTGCCACTCGCGCGTCAGGACGCGCGATGCCATCTCGGCCTTCTTCAGAAAGTCGGTGTCGTAGGGAGTCTCGAAATCGATATGGAATCGCAAGTCGGACGGGCTGAACAGGTGCGACGCCAGATTGTCGAGATGGGCGTACAGCTTGTTGACCAGGGCACGAACCCCGCTGGCCCGGCCAGTCTCCACCCACTGGTAGTATTGCTGGCAGAGCGCCTGCCTGGACCCCATCGAAATCGAGCACTCGGCCACCCGCTCCTGGGCGAACTTGAGGGTTTCCTTGTGGGAAGTCGGGAAGATCACTTGGCCACCCCCATATTGCCGGCACGCATGACCGACGCCGCCGTTACGTGGTGCTGGCGCTGAACCCGCGAGCGGACCCAGTCTCCGTCCCCAGCGGCCGGTCCCTGCCGGGTCGCGGCGGCGAATTCGGCCCCGACTTCAGGCGACTTCATGTTCATGACATTGGGGTTGTTCTGGACGAAGCTGGTCATCTCTGGGCTGACCGGCAGGGCGGCGGCAGTGTCGCCCTCGCGCAGGCTGTCCTTCAGATTGGTCATCGCCATGCCGGTTTCGGCGGCGCTCTCGCCCAGCACCTCGGCGGCCATCTCGGCCCTGGCCTGGGAACCGGACTCCATGTCGCGGTAGACCTTGTCGGTCACTTTGCCGATCGACTTGGCGATGTGTGGAAAACGCAGATCGCTGATGTCGACCGGCTCGGCTGGCGGCGCTCCTGCTCCATGACAGATCGGGCAGTCGTCCGGAGGCGGCTGGTTGGCCGAGACAAGCGGAACCCAGAACGAACCGCCACAATCAGGGCAGCGATAGCAACGCTCGCGCATCAGCGATATCTCCAGGTGTTGCGACGCAAGTCCGCCGCCAGATTGCGGCGCGTGGCGATCTTACGTTTAAAGAACGATTCGATCTGCATCTTGTTGAGCAGGGCCATCTGATCGGCCAGGGTGAATTGCTTCTTGGCGTTCTCGACAGCGCGAGTCTTGCCCTGCGACACCAGGGCCATGCGCTCAGCCTGCTCCCAGGCCCGCAGCCCCATGGCCATTGAGAAGACCCGGTCGTCCTTGTTGGATGCTTCGGCTTCGATCTTGTCCCCCTCGCGACGGATGGTCTTCATCTCGTCGATCAGGTCCCTGGAATGGATGATCAGCCGGCCGGTCGAGGTGAAGTCCCGACAACGCTCCATGATGGTGACCTTGAGCGAGCTGTTGGTCTTCAAATGAAGGACGTGACCGGCCCCCATCGAATCGGTCTTCGTATATATATAGTGTCTGACGTTGCTGAAGATGTTCTTCAGCCCCAGCTCCTCGGCCACCGGGCGCAGGTAGCCACGCTGGATCACGGCGGGCAGCTGCTGCATCTCGCGCAGCATGGCCTCTCCGGGTCCGTTCAGTTCGATGATCAAGCGTGAGTTCTTGTACCATCCGGCCAGACTCATCATGACCCAGGCGAACTGGTGGGGCTGGAAGTTCGGGCTGGCGAACTCGGCAACCTGCTCTACGCAGTCGGCATAGCAGCGCAGCACCTGAAGGGCGGAGCGATCGTTCTTCTCGTTGTGGCCAAAGGCCGGATCGCCGGACAAGACATAGTGGCCGTGCTCGTCGGGCTCCTCCCACACCTTGAGCTGGGTCATGCGGCGGTTCAGCGCCGGATGAACCTGCATGTAGACGAACTCGGTGGCCGGCACGAAATAGTACGGCTTGTAATTGTCGGTTACGGTTTCCTTGGTGATCTGGGTCAGCTTGTCGGCCGGAAAGAACTGGCTTCCGGTCTGTATAAACGCTTCGTCTTCGGTCCAGGGCTGGTCCTGCTGGAGATAGCCGCTCTCCTCGCCTTCGCCATCGAACTCGTCATCGTCGGCGGCGATCGGATTGGACTTCCAGCGATACCAGGCCAGCTGCTCCTGGTCGACTTCGTAGCCATACTGGTCGCGAACCGCGTCGATCTTCTCCTGTTCGCCCTCGGTTGGCGGCTCCAGGCCGTACAGATCGAAGCCCTTGGAGCCCTTGACGAAGCGCTGGTCCTCGCGCGCCCACCAGCCGATGAACACGGTGCGCTGGGTCAGGCTATCGGCCCGCGCGTCCTGCCACATGCGATACCAGTCGTTGAAGCCGCGCGCCGTCGACTCCCATATATAGAGTCGGTCCTTGTATTTGTCGGACAGCGCCTGCCGGAGCGAGACGATACCTTCCGGGTTTTCCCAGCTGCACATTTCGCTGGCCCAGACCATGTTCAGGCCGCTCGACCGGCCCAGCGTACCGCTGGAGCGATTGGAACGCACACCGGCTGACATGAAGCGGAGGAAGCTGTCGTTGGACAGGCGCAGGCCGTAGCGGTTCTCGCTCTTCTTTCCGGGGAATCCGAAGCGAGCCGGCAGATTGTCCAGGATCGTGGTGATCTCTGCCCTCGCCACTTCCTTGTTGGAGTCGGTGTCGAAGATCATCGCGCCCTGGAGGCCGGAATGGACGCCGAGCCAGAAGAGGGCGAGGGCTCGCGAGATGGTGGAGATGCCGAGCTGTCGGCTCTTCAGGGCCTTGAAGTCATGAACATCTTCAGAGAGCCCGTCGAACACGGAGTCGAGAAAGCGTTGCTGCGCAAAATAGATATTGTCGGCCATGACCGTGAGGCCGCCGGTATCCTTCGAGTTGATGACGACATATTTCAGGAACCCGTAGAAACCGGCCCGGAAGGCAGCAACCTTCTCCGGCGTCCAAGCCCCGCTCTCGACAAGATCGGCCATAGCCACGCATTTAACATTGCGGGGCCGGCCTTTACGATAGAGCTATGCGCGGATAGTACGATTATGACGATTAGATAGCTGCGGCTCTATCTGGTTGGACCACATCTTCAGCGCCGATCCCACCGCTTGGTGCATATCCAGGTAGCGATACGTCGCCAGCCGTCCGCCGAAGAACGTGTTCGGTTCAGACCGCGCCATGGTCGCGTAGGCGTCGTAGAGCATGCGATCGCCCGGCGTATTTACGGGATAGTGAGGCACATCCCCCGGCACCGCCGCCCGGCTGTACTCGCGAGCGATGATGGTTTCCTCTCCGTAGTCACGGTCGGGACGGAAGTGCTTGAACTCGCTGATGCGGGTGAAGGGGATGTGCTCGTCGGCGTAGTACATGACCGGGATGCCCTGGAAGTCGCCGGCCAGACGCTCCATCTCCAGATCGACCACCCGCCAGTTGAGCCGGCCCAGGCGATAGCCGAAATAGGCGTCGACCGGACCCGTGTAAACGACCGGTATATCCGAACGCAGCGACTTAACTTCGTCCCATTCCGTGTTGACATACAAGCTGATATGGTCCTGGTTCACCATCCTGGAAAACATAGTGTCGTAGCCGTCGATCGGCAGGCCCTCATACTTGCTGGTGAAGTAGCGGTTGTCGTAGGTGTAGCGCACCGGCATGCGCGCCACCGTTTCCGGCGGCAGCAGCTTCGGATCGGTGTCCCATTGCTTGGCCGTGTAGCCCCTGATCAGCAGCTCGTAGAGCGGACGGCCGATCGAAGCGATGGCTTTCTCCTCCAGATTGCCAGGCCGACCCCTGATCTCGGCCGCATGCTGCTCGACCCAGTTCCTCGCCAGTCCAGGCGACATCGCAGCGCCGGTATAGAGCGAAATCGTCGCCAGATTGACCGGCAGGGGCCAGACGCCGCCGCGCGCCACCGTCCAGGTGCGCTGCGTATAGGGATACCAGCCGGTGAAGCGCGAAAGGTAGTTCCAGACATCGTCGGAATTGGTGTGGAAGACGTGCGGACCGTAGCGATGCACCTCGATTCCGGTAGATTTGTCGAAATAGGCGTTCGCGGAGCCGCCAGAATGGCTGCGTTTGTCGATAATCGTGACGTTGAAGCCGGCAGAAGCGGCTTTGTCGGCAATCGTGAGGCCGAAAAAGCCTGCGCCAACGATGATCAGGTCAGCGTTTTCGAACAGACTCACCCCGGCACCTCGTTTCCCCACGCATCCCAGCCGAATCGGCGCTGCCTCGCGAACATTTCGAGGTACGGACCGTCGAACATAGCCTCGATCAACCCGTATTGTTCGTCCGGCTTCTGCGAATGGGCGCGGCGCGGCGAAAACAGGAAGTCGCGCACCGACCGGTTCTTCAGAACGGGCTTGCCGCGCCTCGCCAGAAGGCACGGCTCGACGTTCTTCCGCGTCCCGTAGCCGCAACCGAAGGCGTATTTTCCGGTGACGGGGTTGAATTTGATCCACTCCCAGGCCAGACCAGAGTAGGTGAAGCCCCAGGCTTCGATCACCTTCTGCGACCAGAAGATCGTCGGCCAAGTCGCCCACAGGAACAGGACGGCGTCGTCCTCAACCCGGTCGGCGACCGGCAGGCGGCAGATATCATTCAGGGTCATGACCGAATAGTGCCGGTCAGCCGACTTCCCCTTGCCCCTGTCGCTCCAGGTGGCGAAGGACCACGGCGGATCGGCGAGGATGACGCGGTATTTCACCGCCCCCTGATCCCCATCCCGCCCGGCCGCTTCGCGTCCACGCGGTCCCGCTCTTTCTGAACCTGCGTGGCGAGCAGCAGGTAGAACATGTCGGCCGCGCCGTCGTTCGACGTGACCATTGCGATCAGAGCCTGCTCACCGTCCGGCGGAACGATCACAAAAGCCCCGCCGAACTCGCTCTCCTCGGCGGCCTCGATGCGCTCGGCCATGGTGCGGAACTGATTCGCGATTGATTGCTTACTCATCGAACATCTCGATCTGTCTTTCGTCAGGCTTCGGCTTGCGGTGATGGATTGGCGGCAGGACGCGCCAGCCCTAATGGACCAGGTGCTCTCTAAACGCTTCCGCCATCAGGACCGTCGCGTTCATCTCTGAACCCATATCGTTCCTTAGCATATGGAGAAGCTCTATCGATAGCCCTGGCAGGGGTACCCTCTTCCTCCCCATCACATCCTCCCGTCTCGCTTCAGTTCCTCTACCGCACAAAGCATCTCATGCGGCGTCAGCTTGCGGCCGACCAGCATCTCGGCGCGCAGGCATTCAATGGCCAGATCGCGAGAACCCCAGCTGTCAATGGTGGATTCTTCTGGCGTAAGCCGATCTTCGCTCATGGACTACACCTCCACCCCATTCCTGGCCAGAAGTTCACGATACACCGCCAGATCATCGCAGTGGGTGAGATAGTCCCAGCCGCGCGGATAGGCGTATAAACAGTTTAAACGTGTCAGCTCATGCCGGTCGTCGCGGTCGCCGCGCAACGGCAGGATGTGCAGATTGTCGCCGAAGAACTTCTCGAACCATATCTCCGGCCA